ATTTACGATATCACCGGAAGTGCTGAACGGTATCGAATTGCTAGCACCGGCATTCACACATGGCAAAACGTCGGCGGAGGCGCTGGCACCGCCATGACCCTGAACTCCACGGGGCTGGGCGTGGGGACGATTCCTGCGAATGGACTTAAACTGTCGTCGTTCGTGACGACCGATGGCGCACCTGCTACGAGCGGAACCACTCAGACTTCCGGTTCCTTCCGTGTCGGAGCTGCTTCTACGGCTGGATCAATGGACATGGGTACGGCTGGTTCGTACTCATGGATTCAGGTTGTTGACCGCACAGATCTCTCAACCAACTACAACCTCGCTCTACAGCCGAATGGTGGGAATTTGCTGGTGGGGACGACGACTCCGCTTGCGGCTTGGGCAACTAGACTTACTCTTTCCACTAATGCTGGAACTACAAAATGGGCAGTTGGGCCTTATGCTGACCCGAACAACTTCATCATCAGCGCATCCGGTTCATTCGGTGTTTATTTGAACGGAACCAGCGCGGTTTCTTGGACCGGCATTTCCGACGAGCGACTGAAGGACATCATTGAGCCAATCAGCAACGCTGTTTCTAAGGTTGGAAAGCTTCGTTCAGTTATCGGAAAGTTTAAGGCCGACGAGACAAACACTCGCCGGTCGTTCCTCCTCGCTCAGGATGTCCAAGCTGTTCTTCCTGAAGCGGTCGATGCGTCGAATCCTGATCGACTTGGCGTGGCCTACACCGATGTCATCCCGCTGCTGGTTGCTGCCATCAAGGAACTCACCGCTGAAGTCAACGCTCTGAAGAACGCCTAATATGAACATCTCCATCAACTGGATCATCGAACGCCTGTTGGTCAAACCGACCGAAGGCTCACTCACCGATGTCGTAATCACCGCCGACTGGCGTTGCAACGGCTCGCAGGATCAGTACAGCGGCACTTGCTACGGCTCCTGCTCATTCGCTCCGCCGACTGACTCGTTCACGCCGTATCCTGATTTGACGCAGGAACAGGTTCTCGGTTGGTGCTACGCCAACGGCGTCGATCAAGCGGCCATCGAAGCGAACGTCTCGTTGCAAATCGAGAACCAGATCAACCCGCCGGTCATCGCTCCGCCGCTGCCGTGGTTACCGCCGGTGATGATCGTGCCTCCGATGTTGCCGCAGGTGGAGCCGGTTTTGGTTGCGGAGGTTGCTCCGGTCGTTGAAGCTCCGTCTGTCTAATATGGAAATTACGCTCAAGCTCAACGAACAAGAAGCTAACAACATCATTCAACTCTTGGACATTGCGGTGAAAGCTGGCGGTCTCGCCAATGCTGCCGTCGCTTTGCCCATCGTTGAAAAGATCAAGCAAGCCGCTCAACCTAAATCCGAGTAATGCAAACCGATACCAACAGCAGCAATGGAGTTGGAGTTTCTCTAGCAACCGCTGCCGCTGCTGGTGCGGTTTCATTCATCCCGCAACTGACACAGTGGTTCCAACTCGGAGCCGCTGTGTTGGCTTTTATCGCTGCTGCAATTGGACTCTGGAAAGCTCTCAAGAAATGAACTGGAAAACTACGCTCGCTGGTGTTGGTGCAATCATGGTTGCCGTTGGTGGAGCCATCAAAGCTCTCTTTGACGGAGATCCGACGACCAACATTGATCTTGCTGCTACCATTGCTGCGGTGACCGTTGGCTTCGGCTTGATCGCTGCCAAAGACGCTGATAAGAAGCCGCAGTGAACATCATTGAGCAGATCGTCACCGCTGTTCTCAAGTGGCTGACTGGTCTCGCTAAAACCCCTCCCACCGTTGAAGATGCAAAACCAGACAAAGAGCTTAAAGCTAAGTTGCTGGATCGCATTGACCGCTCTGGTGGGTAGCTGTGGCTGTGGGACTCGCGTTGTCATGGTCCCCAACGGTGAGCCGGTGAGGCTCGCTGAGAGCGTTAAAGCGCTAGTGTGGGTCAAAGGTGCGGATGGCACTCCGGTGCGCTCTAGCAACCGTATAACGCTTGCAGAAGGTTGGTACGCATTGCCGAAAGACTGATATGTCACAACAAGTTATCAACGTCGGATCAACCGCAAACGACAACAACGGAGACACGTTGCGCGGATCGTGGATCAAAGCCAACGCCAACTTTGATGAGATTTACGCCGCTCTACCGCTGACTGCTCCCACAACGTGGGTTCCTACGCTGACGGACTCCGGTGGTGGTCGCACGTTCGATTTTACGGTCAACACCGCTCGACGGACTGCAATTGGTTTTATTGAGACCTTTACCGTTGATCTGACAATCAATTCGGTGACTGGAAGCGCGACCGGAAACCTCCGATTGGGATTGCCGGATGCGGTTACCTACAACGCTGCTCTCTCGGTCTGGTTGGACAACGCAACCAATCAAGCCAAAACCTCTGTGATCGGTCTTGCGGTTGGTGGGACTCAGTACGCTGAGTTGAGCCATTACGAAAACGGAGACACGACAAGTTTGGCTGGCCATCTTCAAGCAACTTCACGGGTTGTGATCTCCGGTGTTTACTTCACAGCGTGAACCTAATCGCCACCAGTCTCCAGTTGGGGATGTCTGTGCTTCAGAGCGCGATGGGGAATCCGTCGTTTCTTTGGCAGGGAGTGCTGGTGCGTTGCCTTCCGGCTGCAATCACTGACGCTAACTCGGTAATCTCTGGTGGGTTCCAAGATAACGTTCAAGTCCGATTGCTGGTTAAGCTTGCAGATTGGCGATTGGCTGACTCGACTCTTGTAACCGTTGATGCTTCTGTGTGGTCTTGTGATGTCGGCTCAAACGCTGACCGGCTCTTGCAGGAGAACGGGAGCTTGATCCTTCAAGAGAACACTGACCGCTTGCTGCTGACGTTTGGGAAGATGATTCCGGTGGTAGGCCGATTGGTCACCTACGACGGACGACAACTGCGGATTATGTCCGCTCGACGGGATGGGTCCGGTGCGTATTACGTTTTAGACTTGGGAGCCAAAACCAAATGACTCCCACCGTCGTCGTCGATACAACCCGCTTTTCCGCTGCTTGGAGAGAGTACCTCCCGAGAACCAAGAGGTCGCTGGCTGAAGCAATCAACGCTCGCACGTTTTATCTGTTGTTGCGGCTGTATTGCTTGCTCCCGCCAAAGTCACCGCAAGCCGCAAGAAACAAGATCTTGGATTACTTCAACCGTCCGGTTGGAGAGCGTAGGCGCGACAAGAAGACCGGCAAGCTGGTTGGTCGCTCGCGTGAATTGCGAGTGGTTCACTTGATCGCTCAAGCAAAGAACAAGAAAGCCGGTAAGGAAGGTCTGTACGGTGAGAAGATGCGGGAGGCCGCAGCTAGTCTACGTCGTCGCGCTGCTGGTTCCGTTGGTTACCTCAAGTCTTGCGTCGTTAAAGGTATCAAGAAGCTCTCTCCGTCGTTTACGCAGTTTGGCGGCACTCGACGTGCTCGCAAAGGTTCCGCTGGTGTTCGTTCAATCGCGGCAAATCAAGCGTTGCTGAATCTCGCTAACCAATACGGTCTGCCAACCGAAAACGTGTCGGTTCATCGTGGGTCGTCCGCTTACGCATACAACGCGAAGGCTGGAATCTCGCCGCATTCTCACGTTCGTATGAATATCGGTCTGGCTGACAACCAGATCGGAAAGGTGAATTCGATCTACGCGAAAGCGATGCAGCAAGCTTACGACGACGAAGCGAAAGAGCTTGAGATCCACATTCGAGCCAAGATGGAAGAGGCCGCAGAAGTGCTGGAGAAACATGGAGTAACTGTTAAATGAACGCTGTAGCTCTACGCACTGAACGCGCTCTCGTTGACTGGCTAGCCACTCAAGACTGGTCAGCGTCTCCGCTTGGGACTCCTGCTTGCCTCACCAGCTACGGACACGGTGCTTTTGCTGATGCTGATTTAGAGGACCGGATGCCGGACTTCCCGCGCATCGTAGTCCGCGCATCGACTGCGGTTCCGGTGCATCCGTTGGACCGGACTTGCGAGCTAGACGTTTCAGCGGTTCTTCAATTGAGCGCGGATGATACCTCAGAGGCCCACTTGCTTGCTGTCGTTCAAGTCTTCGAGAATCTCCTGCAATACCTCTACGTTGACGGCAACATCTCGGAACTGAA